GTTATTGTTTTCATCTTTTTTCTATTGCTCCTATATCTGGTGCGGTTCCTAAATAATCAATATCAACATCCACTAATTTTTTCATTTTAATAATATAATCGTTGTACAAAAGTTACAAGAATCGTACCAGTTACTTCAGTATTTGTAATAACTTGAAATCCCATTCTATTAAATAAAAAAGGTATATAACTTGAAATATTATCTACTCTTTTATCTATGCCAAAATTATCTTTATACGCTGTATTATCTAACGTTAACATTAAATTAGTACCATCTAAACTTTCATAACCATATGACCAAGGATTATTTCCCGCTAATAATCCTATTTTAACATCTGATGTTGTTATAGTACTATAATCAAAAGAAATAGAATAAGGTACACCAATAGTAAAATCCTTATCTAACTCTGCCCAAACATTTATTGTGTCTCCAGTAGATGCTGTGAATGAAAATGTAGTAGAATATTTATAAGTTTTATACTGCTGTGAATAACTTCCTACAAATAGAAAGATGGAAAATATAATTAATAATATTTTTTTCATATATTTTTAAATAAAAAAATGGGAAAGGGAAGTTGTCCCAATTCCCATTTAGGTTAATAACAAGTTTGTACAAAACTTATGCAGTAATTAAAGCTGTAGTTACTCCAGCAACACCAGCAGCCACGCAAGCAACATAAAGAGTTTTTAAAGAATCTGATTGTCCACCAAGAGCAGTATCCATTTTGTCTTTATATACTATTGTATAAATTCCATATGTACTAGCAGAAGCAGCATCTTTCTTATAGGAAGGAGTTGGAATAGCAGCACGATAGAAATTATTATTCATCTGGAACTGAAGTTCTCTTTCAGCAACCCATTCGTAAGTACCAGTACCTACAGAAGCAGCTTGTGAATGAGTTAAAACAGTTGATCCGAAATCCTGGAGAATAGTATCCCAAGTAATATAAGAATTACCATTCCATATACCAGCTTCAAAAGTACGTTTCTGACCAGTAAGTTTAATACCAAATACTCCAACACTTGCAGCAGGTATAATACCAGCATTAGCAGCAGCTACAACTTCGGAAGCTCCTTGGTATTCCATATCAAGTTCAAGTACAATAGTACTAGTAGCAGCTCCTGTAACAGCAACAACTCCATATACAGGATATGTTTTTGTGGTAGCATGTCCTACACGAACATAATCACCAACAGCTACACTTGATGCATCACTTGAGTATTTACCAGCATCATTATCTGTACTATTTTCTACCCATGCAACATATTTACTTCCTTTTGTAAAAGTAAGAGTTCCAGCAGAAGTAGCAACACTTGTTCCTTCATTTACTCTTTCAAAAAGAATAAGAGGTTCTGCCTCACGACTAAAGTTTTTTACTAAACTCTTAGTTAATCCAAGAGCTATTTCTGCTTCAGTAGCACTAGCATCTGATTTATAGAAACCTTCTTTTATAAGATCACGTTGAAATGTTGATGTTTTATCATCATGCAACATTAGTCTAATAGAATAGACGTTTGAATTAATGACTTCTATACCAGTAGTACCACTACCAATATATCCAATATAATCAACTTGTCCCTGAGAAGCAGCATAAGCTGTATAAGAACGAAGAACTTCTTCACCCTTTGTTATAACATCAGACTGTTGAAGAATACCACTAGTAATACCTTTTGCAACTATGATATACTTATCACCAGCAGCCATTGTAGCATAGGCATTACTAGCAACTAAAACACCATTAGGATAAGCGATTGCAAGTTCGCCAGCAGCCAGATCAGCTATAGTTGTACCATTTGCATCAGCAGCAGTACAGATAATAATCTGATTTACATTTTTTGCACTTTCCATTTAAGAAAATTATTAAGTTAAGAAAAAATAAAATTAAAGAGTTGTGAGATGATCGCGATATGTAACTATACAAGTTAAAGTACCAGCAGCAGTATCAGGTTGAGTAAACGCAGTACCAGCTAAATTAATAGTTGTAGCAGCAGTAGCTAAAGTATTAGTTGCAATCTTATTAATTTGCATTATAACATCTGCACTAGCACCAAGTAAGGAAGCGGCCGTTATGGCAGCACATTGTGCTACAGTACCTACACGAACTACTAGGTCAGTTGCTCCACCAGTATATGCCTTTACAGCAAAATTAAGTATTAACATTGCTGATACAAATTCATATACATGACCAGTAGCAGCAGCAGGAACTAATATAGCACCAGCTGAATGACCAATATCACCAGCATCAGTACCAACAATCTGAGTAGCAGTTAATACAGTAGTAGTAGTTTTTAAATTACTAGTCTGAACTAGTCCATCTTTTAATAGAACACCATCAATTGTTACACCAGATCCTGCTGTATACTCTGATATTGTGTCAGCTTTTGCTAATCCGTCTCCAGGTATAGCAGCATCGAAATCATCCTTTAAGTTATTATAGAATTTCCCACGAACTATGGTTGCATCCACAGGAGTTTCCATATTAATAGCATGATTTGTTTTTGTAATTTTTACAGATTTCATTTAAATAAATTTAAGTTATCGAAACTTTTGTTTGAAGTCTTTGGTTTCCAGAAGCCTCAAGTGCAATTACAATTGCTCTATCAACTATCTTTCTATGAAAGATTTCTTCTAATTCACAATTTAAAGATACGGTTTTCCAATCTACCCAACTCATTGTATCTATTGTACCATCAGTAATAGTATAATCTGACCATTGAATAATAATTGGTAATGGATTTCTTATAAAAATAGTTTCATAATTAATTATTTTATAAGTTTCTGATCCAATTAAAATATTTCTAGATGCTGATTGTAATCTCCATACTAATTTTTCATATGGTTTCTTATCAGGATTATTAATATTTGCATTATAATAATCTTCAGTTATTGTTATAACTGGAACATCTCTAATAATATGAGTAGTATTTATACTATAATAAGGATTAGTTGAAAATAATTCTATATCTACTCTTTCATGTAGAACTTTTAATATTCCTGTAATAGCTCCACTAAGATATGAATTTGGAATATTAGGAGCTGTTGTAAGAGTTCCACCACTATTTCCTTTTAATTTAGAAATTAATAAATCCTTCATTTCAGAATAATCAGAATCTAATACTTCAAGCACTAATTGATTCTGAGCTTGAGTTAACATTGTTGAAACTTCTTTCTGATTATAATTACGAGAAGAAAGATTGGCTAGTTCATAGCCAATCTCAAACTCGTATAACATCTGTAATGCAGTCATTATTTTTCATTCATTTTAACGTAATTCTCTATCCTAAGATAATGTTCTTGATTTTTAGGATTCTTTAGAAACGAAACAGCATCTGACATTGTTAATCCCAAAGGAATACCCTCTACTGTAACAAATCCATTTGAAATACTATAAGAAAGAACATTTAATTTTACAGCTTTATTTAAGAGAATTTTAATAGGATAATTATCTTTATCTTTTATAACTGCAACAAGACCATCAAGATCTTTTTCAACTAATCGTTCATATTCTGCTGTATAAAACTCCTTAGTAGAATCTTCTGGAGGTTGATTATAAGATTTACTAGACAACCAATAGATTGCTAAGAAGTCATACATTTCACTAGTTGATTTCTGTAATACAGTTAAGTATTTATAAGCTTCTTGTCTTTTTGAAGACTTACTTACTATATCAACCAATGTTTCCTCATCTCTTACTAATGCTATCTTATACGTTCCTGAATTATATCTTTCACTCCAAGATGCAGCTACATTTCCACCAGAAGTACTAGTGTTTGCCATTAAAACCTTATATTTAATATAATCAAAAGGTTTACTCAAATCAAGTTCAAATAATACACTTTCTTCTTTTACTATAGATTCTGGTTTCTGAATTGGAATTGTATAATTTTTCCAAAAATTATGTTCTCTTTTTGTAGACATTAAGTCTCCAGATTTAAAATCTAATCCAGAATCAGGAGATTCAAAGAACGCTCTTTCTTCCTGAGTTAATACTTCTTTTAAAAATCCAGTATTTTTATCAATGGGGACAGTGACACCAAAAAAACAGTTATCATACTGCCAATTACCACTATGTCCTTTATCCAACCAAACACCATCTCTTAATATTGGTTTTACAATTACCTTCACTTTTGGAAGTTCAAATTTTACTTCAGCCATGCCCTTGTTTTAAATTTAAATTATTAAAAAATATACCAGACAGTTTGAATCAGGGACTGTCTGGAATAAAACTTTAGAGAATAATCGGTTTATAAGTTGCTGTTCTAGTAGGATCATATACTACACCACCACCAATGAATCCACGATGTTCTGTCCATCCATCAGCAGGATTACTCATAACCCTATTTTTTGCACCAGTTGCAGAATAAGGATCACGGAATCCAGGTTCAAAACCACGAATATCACCATCCCTAAGTAAGAATTTCTGAACATTAGGACGACCATCAGAAGTACCCATATTCAAAATATCATATACATAGGATTCAGCTTTTCCAGGTTTACCAGGATAGATCAACTTATTCCTTTCGATACTATCTTTAGAACTATCATGTATGATATTAACCTTAACACCATTTGGACCATAATATTCTAAGAACTGACCCCTGAAGCCCATTTCATTTCCACCTTTACTATAGATACGATAATTATCCCTAGCAGGAGTATAAAGAGCTGTTTTATCTTCAAGAGATTTACTAAATTCATACATTCCCCATTCACCTGTCATTACAGATACTTCCCTTTGACCCATTACGATCTTGTTAACGGAAAGATCAAGCAACATTTCGGTAAACTTATCAATATCGAATGTATTATAAGTGTAGTAGTTGGCAGCTTCCATTTGCTGTTTAATACCAGCACCCATTTTAAGAGTATATCCAGATTTACCTGTCTGACGATACATACCATCAGAAGATTTATTTGAAGTAGCATACATTAACATATAAGCAACTTCTTTCTGGAACTGACGTTCAAATTCATATGAACGATAATCCATCCAAGTAGTCATAACTTTCTTAGAAACTGGGTCCATCCATGAGAATTTAACAGGACGATTAATCATATTACCAGGAACAGTATCCTGCATACGAATCATCGTAAATGCATTCCTCATTTTGTAAGGGAATGTATAATGAACTCCACCACCCTTTTTAGAAAGAGTTTGCTCTACAGGTGAAAAGTCTTTACTAAACCTTTTACCAGCGATTAATTCATCGTAAGGAACGAATAAATTAGTATCTCCAGTATTAAGTTTACAACGATATCTCCAAGTTCCACCAACTGCAACAGGATCTTCCAATATCCTAATAGGATAAATTTCGTTCCTTTCACCTACAATCTGATTCACATCAGTAAAGTAAGCTTCGTTGAAGAATAAATAGAACTCAGTAAAGTTCAAACCTGCTTTATCAGCAGCAGTAATATCCGTTCCAAGAGTAATTTGAGCTTTGACGAGAGGAATGTTCTTATCACCAGAATTGGCAATACTCCATTCAAAATCATCGTCAGTGTCTTTATACACTACAGGGAACCGATTTAAATAAGAATTAATAGTAGCCCCCTCATTAATCTGGCTTATCCAGATAGCTACTTTAGAGGCTTCTTGAGGCTCGATACCGAAACGATACCCTAAATGGTTCGCTGTTACCAGACCAGTTATGTCCTCACTTTCATACAATTGAAACGGTGAAATTCGCATTTTATATTAATTTAAAAACGGTTTATTATCTACTTTGAATAGCTTTGTCTATTCTACCGAAGGCTCCACTATATAAGTCTTCTATTTCTTTTTCTTCTTTTGGAGCACCTGTTTTAGTGCCACCCTGAAATACACTATTTTGTTCAAAAATCTTTCTAGTCTCTTTACTTACTTTAGTCTGTATTTTACCAGTTATCTTACTAAAGTCTGGTTTAAAGTTTCCTTTTTCATCAATATTAAAAAGACCTAGATCATAATAATAATGTAAAGCTGCCGTAAATGCTACTGGATTCTTTCTTTCTGCAACCATTATAGCGTTTATTGGTTGTCCATTTTCATCTTCTCCAGCAGGTGTTGTCATTAAATTAAACAATTTTTCTTTTGCTTTTTTGTCCAATTTTAATCCTGGAACTACTTCCTCAAGAGAATCAACATAAAGTTTTGTTTTGTCTACTTCCTGTTGATATTGTTTTAATTCAGCTTGTTTTTCTAATTCCTTATTTTTTGCAATTTCTTTTTCCTTACTATCATAATGTTTTATAATACTAGGAATTGAATTCTTTGCTTTTGTTTTTAACTTATCAGTTTCTTTTAATGAATCTATAATATCAACTACATCTTCATCTGTATTACCTTTAAGCTTAAGATCATGCTTTACTATTTCTTCCTGAAGTTTCTCATCTTCTAAATCTTCTTCCTTTATTGCAGAAAATTTTTGTTTATTATGAGTAATAAGACCTATTTCATCTAAAGGAAGACCATTAATTTTAGAATCAAATATTAACCTATCTTTATCTGTTAGAGTCTTTTTATATAAATCTAACTGTCTAGCTGTTTCAGCTTCAATAGTCCTCTTATTTAATTCAAATAACGCACCATCTTCTCCTTTTTCTTCAACTAACTGATTCCATTCTTCATCAGTAAAAGTATCAAAAACCCCCTCCTCTGCATTGTACCGGGCAAAGGCTAAATATGGTGAAGATGGAGAAGAGTCCTCAACTTCGGAGGGGGCTTTAATTTCTTCCTTATCAACCTTTTTATCAGGAGTTTCCTCCTTTTCATCATTTAATTCAAGAGTACCATCACTATATACTCCTACACCATTTTCTGAAGATACTAATTTAACTTCTTCTTCCTTCTCCTTCTCTTTTGGTTCTTTAGTTTCTGACACATCTATCATTCCAGATATATCTAAAAAATCTACATTACCAAAACCTTCATCACCTTTTGCCATTTTTTAAAAGTTTATGTAAATATAAAACAATATTATGTAAAATAAAAATAATTTACTATGTTATGAATTTTCTTAATAGCTAAGAGACTGTCTTCTTACTCTCAACTTTCCTATTATGTCTCTCAACTTCTTTTATTTTAAGTTTATTTAGTTTACTTTCTTCTAGTAATTTTTTATCATGAAGTCTTTTTTGTTCTAAGAATTCCTTCTTTTTCATATCAAAATCGTTCTGAATCTTCTGCCAATTCTGTTTAATACTTTCAAGAGTAGCCTTATCCTCAATAGGATTCTGTTCTGAATCTTTCTGATCACCAATCATTGCTATATCAATCTTAGTTTGATTATCACGTATATTCATCTCCTCTTCTAACATTAGTTTATCCTCCTCTAATTGAGCAGATCTTTCTGCCATTTGTAGAGTATACTCATCAGATTTTTCTTTCTGAGCTAATTCAGCTTCAAACTGTTCTTGTTGTCTTTGTTCAAATTTAGATTCACTATTCTCAAGTTTAGCTCTCATAGTACCAAGAGATTCTGACATATAAATATCAACTAAAGTAGAGATATTCATCTTATCGTTCTGCATTGCAAACTTAGATACTTCTTCAATAACATTTTGAACTTTCGAGAAGTCTGAACCATTAACCATAAGAAGACCATATTCTGATTCATTAAGATCTTCACCATCTAATTCAAAAAATGAAGTAACAAGATCATTTGTTATATACTGTAATGTTTCTTTTCTGTCTCTATAAGCATATTTTGCTGTTTCAAACAGTACCTCAAGAACTCTACATTTAAAATCATCATGAATCATAAACCAAGGTTCTGTAATAAGAGAACTTTGTAATACCGATCTCTCAACACCACCTACAGTTTCCCTACTAGAGATAGCTCCTTCTCTTTGAGGAGTAATCCCTGAAATCTTATCTAACTGTCCTTCAATAAACTGTAACATTAGAAAGTGCTGTTGGATATAGTTTCCAAGAGACATGTCTAATACTGTAGAGTTCTGATTAAGATTTCCAGAAAGTTTACCCATAGCAGACCCCTTTTTTCCCTCAGTAAATGGATCTTCTACAATCCAATTAAACTGTTCTGCATAATATAACCATTGATCAAAATTCCAATCATCAGGTTTCTTTGATATATCTAATTTACCAATAACGCCCTTAGCTTTTGCA